GTAGGCACTTTAGCAACCATTGACAAATAAGTGAAGAAAGGTGATTGAGCAGGTGCTAATTCAGCAATTCTCTCGCCAAAGTTAAAAATTCTTCTATCGTTATTGATAGAAGTACCTTGTACGTTAGAAGCATTGTTTACACCTGTAATAGTACTAGTATATACATTACTCATTGTATTTCCCCTTTTTTAATTAAAACGGATTCTTTTTCTTGAAATTTCCAATCATAGAATCCATCATTTGATCTTCTACTTTTTTGTTTGACTGCACATTAGCTCCAGGTTGTACCCCTAATGGCTGGGGAACACTTAAGTTTCTTTGTCTATTTTCCATTTGTGCTACCTTTTGTCTAACTTGAGGTGTCTGTTCTCTACTGATTACTTGACCTGCATTAGTTCTATTTCCTCTACGGATTTGGTGTAATTGCACTAAATTGTCTAAAGACAAAGAAGATGGATCATTCATAACTTCTACAAAGTCAGCTGCTTCAGCGGCATTGTAAGAAAATTTAGACTGTAGTTCAGTCATAACCTGTTGGTTACGTAATGAAGTTTGTCTTTGTCTTTCTTGCATTGCAGCGGATTGCTCTCTTCGAGTTTCAGCAACTTCCATGTAGTTAGCTAAGTCATCCACGTATTGATCTTTCTGAGTAAGATACTTTGCAGACTCACTCTCTTGATCATCTAGAGCTTCAGAATGATTAAATCCAGCAGGTTTCTTAGGCTTAATAGGTTTTTGTACTTGCTCTATTTCCTGTTGAACTGCAGTTTCTTGTCGAGAAGTTTCTTGTCTAGGAGCTGATAATGCAGCTACCTGTTCCTTCAACTCTTCAATTTGACCCTGTTTTTTATCTGCTTGACTTTGCCAGTATTGAAACTGACTATTATCATCCTTTGGATCTGCAGGTGCTTGAACTGGTTCCGAAGGTTCCACCCCTAAAAAATCTGGTTGCTGTTCAGTAGTGTCTGTTGCAACAAACTCTTCTACAGCAGGTCCTCCAAATATTTCAGTAAAGATGTCTTCTTGTAAGCCAGAATCGTTTGCAGTCGATTGTTCTGGTTGTTGTCCTTGCTCCTGGTCCATGTTTTCTATGTTTTCTGCCATTTTATTCCCTTCCTAACTTTCCATATCCTCAGTCAACGCACTGAACATATCTTCGTTCTCGTTTGTTGTCCCCTCAGGTGTTACGGAGTTCATTAGATTTGTTTTCGCATCATTAAGTCTAGCTTTCATTAAGCTAGCACTTGCATCAGCACGATTAGTAATCTTATCTAGATCGCCACTGAATTTTTCTACCTCTAAACGTTTCTTTGCATGTATTTCTTCACGTTCAGCTGTTTGAAGATCTCCCTTGACCTTCTTTAATTCTTGTTGTAATTGCTCGTTTTGCATCATTAATTGTTTCATTTGTCCACTTCTTTCTAGTACACCTTCTACATCTACAAGTTCTGATTTCTTTAATACTTCTACTTGATCTATCAATCCTGCTGTATATAACTCTTGATAAGTTTGCAGTAAGGCCATTCTATTTGAAGGTAATGTTGAGCCTGCAACTACCTGTATATCATATTTACCTACTCCAATGTCATGAAATCTTTTTACTGTTCCATCATCCATTTGTTGATAAAAATTAATTCTTTCTTCTTTAAGCTCTCCATTAGGCTGCAATAATCTTATAACTTTTTCCTCTGTATACATTTGTTGAATTAAAGGTATTGCAACTTTTGCAACTTGATTTAAAAAGTTTTCTATATCATCTCTACGAGATTTAATTCTACGTTGTCCAAATTCGTCAACTACCAGTGTACCTCTATAAGTTGATGGTGCATTAGTAGCTCCACCTTGCATTAACTCAAAAATACCGAATCCGTATTCTAAGTCATATTTAGCATCAGATTCATTCTTATATAACTCATTAGGTAATGGAACTGGACCAGCAACGATCGGTGCACCTAGCTCAGCATCGAACTCAATAACACTGGTTCCAGCTTTACTCCACTCCGTCTCTATTTGACGAAGATCAGCTGAGCCTCTAGGTATTAATAGTTTAACATTTGTACTTGTACTTGCGTGTGCAATTATAAGTGAGCGTATTTTATTTATATATTCCTGTAATGGTTTATATAACCTTACGTCAGAATCAGGATATGGATTTCTGTGATGTACGTTCATCATAGGAATTATAGGATAATCTTCTGTAGGTAGCATTCTTGTGTATAGTAAAGATTCACCAACAGAAACTGTTTGTTGTATACATGGTTTTAAAATATTATTTACTTTAATTCTTCCTGTACCTATTAATTCTTCTTTCGACATAGGTATAATTTGAACGGTAGATCCAGGTATACCATCTTCATCTTCTACTCCTGGTACAATTTCTACTTGTTGTTGTATAGGTTGACCCATTTCATCAAACTTAGGATCTGGTAATCTAAAATGAAATACATGTCCAACGTCTACAATCTGTTGAACTAAAATAGCAATACCTTCGTCATCGTGTATTATTTCTTCTTCGCCAGTTACTTTTCTAACTATAAAGTAATAATTTGTTAAATATCCAAGATATTCTTCTTCAGTAAATACAAACTCTTCATTAGCAAAAGGTTCGTATACATGGAAATAAGGAACAGAAACTCTTCTATATCTTTCGATATATTTACGTTTTGTATGTTTTCTTCCGTTTTCATCAGAATAAAACATTTGTCCTTCTGTAGCAGCAAGATTAGTAGCTGGAGTTTCTTCTTCATCTAGTTGAGATGGATTTGATTCCATTATAATATCCATAAATGAAGGATATACATTTTTAGCAACTTCGTCTGTCATGTACTTACAAACCATTATATTAGAAGCATCCCTAGCATATGGATCTTTAGAATTTGGATCAATATAAACATCTAAAGGATTTATAGATTTTAACAATACTTCTCCTTTACCGCTATCCTTTCCAGGATCTTGATAAACTTGAAATACTCCCATACCTCCTACATAATAGTCATCAATAGTTTTTTTGAGTTCTTCATCTCCAGAAGATACATACCATACATGTTGAAATAAGTCTGAAAAGACTTTAGCTGTTTTGACATCAGAGTCTTCTTTTGCAGCAGCTCTGAATTGTGGTGAATTATATGTTAATAAGGATTTGGCTGTTTCTACAATCGGATGTATTCTATTTACAACTATAGGAGCTTGTCCACGTGATTCTAATGTTTCTTTTTCTTCGTGTGTCCATTGTGCACCAGCTCTAAATTCTAGTGCTTCTTGATAGTGTTGTGCCCATATTTGTCGAGCAGATTTGTATTCATCGAATAATTCTAATGTTTCTTTAACCTCAGGATGAATTGATGCATCTTGTATAGAACCTCTTTGAAATCCAAAAGTATAGTCCTTATCTAGAGGATTCTGTAGTCTGTTCTCTTGTGAGCTTTTCGGTTTTTTCGGCATCTAGTTTTTTTACTTCAATATAATCTTTAGGTATTGGACTTAAACCATCTAAAGTTCTAAGAACGTCCTCTACCGTAAACTTATATTTTTTTTCTACTTCCTTAATTAACATTAGATTTTAAAGATAATTTATAATTTTTTTTAGTACTTGTCAAGTAAAATCTACAATGTTTTCCAACTTTTTTTAACATTGTCCATATAATCAGGTTCTTGATATACTTTTTTAGCTTCATGATGGGGTCTATAGCAGTTTTTGTTAGCATAGAAAAAACCATCTAATAAATCGTCATGTTTACCTCTGGGGTATAATAATAACTCATCTAGTAAGGCCTGTTGTCCTTCTTTAATGAATACTTGATGATTAGAGAATATAGGCTGTAAACTTTCTAGTCTATATGATTTCCTAGTTCTAGGATTTTCTTTTATTTCCAATCCTGGTATAAACATACCTAACTGTTCTGATTGTTCTTTAATATATTGTCTTAACATCTCCTGATAACCAACAGACTCAATTCTTGTACGTGCACTTCTATATTGTTGAAAATTTAATATAATAGCATCTGCAAGATCTAATGGAGTAGCTCTTTTTCTATAATAAGGTAAAGTAAATCTATTGTTATCTTCATCTATTGCCAGGTTAAATATAACAGAGTAGTCGGCAGTTCTCCTAGTACTGGATGCAGGATCGATTCCTGTAAACACATTTACAGGTCTAATCATGTCTACTTCCTCACCATTAAGGTGAGTCAGGACAAGATTCGACAATCCTTGTTCATCTCTTTCTAAATATCCATCATACGTCTGTATATCCTGCATTCTAAATAATGCATCTTCGTCACCTACAATCTCACATAAGTACTCTCTATAAAATACAGACAACCTATTAATACTATCTAATTCTTCTTTTTTCTGTATAAGTTTATCTACATCCCAAACTTCAGGCCATAAAGGTAGGTTGTTTTCAAGGTCAGGTTTAAATGATAAACTTTTCCAACCTTTCATTTCTTTAAGAATTTCAACCATACATCTTTCATGTTGGGGAGTACCAATAACACAAATCTTCCCACGTTTAGGATCGAGAGAGGGAACACCAGATTGTAGCAACCAACGTAAATTATACTCCATAGCTTCCGCTGTTTTAGTATTATTTTCATCTTCTGGGTCATCAAGTATCAACAGAGTCGGACGTTGATTTCCGTGTTTGATTCCTCTTATCTGTTGACCTGTACCCTTACAAATAATAACAGAACCGTCTTTCAGTTCTATCTCGGTATTTGTCCATTTTCTAGCAGACTGTTGTCCCCAATACCCGAAAAAATATCTAAATTCTTTTGAATAGTCTAATACATCTTTTATAGTACCAAGTAACTTAACAGCATGCTGCTGTGTTCTAGATACTAATACTATAACCTTTACTCCCTTGTCGAACATTAAATGATATAAAGGATAAACACCAGCAACTACAGATGACTTAGCGTGTCCACGAGGAGCTATAATATTTGTTTGTTTTATATCATCCTTTAATAAGCTTTTAGTTATTTCGTAGTGAAAAGGAGGAGAATTCTCACTAAACATGTTAGGCATTACCATTCTGCCGAATAGTAGCATATCTTTCTCCATGTCAAGTAATATTTTATTTTTCTTCATCTACCTTTACCTTTATATTTAAATCTTTTGCTACATCTTTTAATGTAGCAATAAAAAGCGTTAATACTTCCTCACTCTTTGATTTGACTGATATCTTGATCTTCTTCATCGTCTATCTCCTGAGTTTTAACAGCTTTAAGTTTTTTTGTCTGCTTTTCATATGAATCAGCTATTTGATGGGATATATCCATCTCTAAGCTTTCTGTCTGTGTTTTTGTCTTAGGTTTCATTTCTAAGAATTCAGATAACTTATCTGCAGCTTTAATCATATTGCTACTATCTTCTTTGCCAGTAGCAATAGCAATAGCGTCCTTCATTACATCTAAGACATAGCCTTCATCTATTTCTTTATCTATTAATACGTCTTTTAATTTATCGCTTACCATTTTTTTTATTTCCTTAGTTTTAAATAACTTTCTAGCAGCTATTTCTGGGTTATCTTGATCTGGTCTGTATATTTTACCTATTTTATAAAAATCGGGCAAAGTCCCAGCTAGCTTATAGTTTACATATGTATCTACTGCTAATTCAGCTCTTCCTCTCTTTGTTTCCATTTCGCTATAAGATTTAGTAGATACGGATGAATAGTTCTTTGTTTCGTAATGTGGCTCAAATAATAATTTAGATGTTTCATATAAAAACTGTTTTCCGTATGGAAAAACCATTTCTGTATTTGTTTCATAATCATTTCTTCCTATACACTCAGCAATATATCCATCATCGCTAATACCCCAGTCTCCAACATTGCAATCTTTCCAGTGGGCATAGGGCTTATCGAATTC